GGTCAGAAAACATTACAAAAATCTCAATCTGCTTTAGATCGTGTAAATGTACGTCGTTTAATGATTGAATTAAAATCCTATATTCGTCAAATTGCAGATACAGTAGTGTTTGAACAAAATACAATCACAACCAGAAATTCATTTATCGCAAGAGTTACTCCATATTTAGAAGGAATCCAACAAAAACAAGGATTATATGCTTATAAAGTTGTTATGGATGATACAAACAATGGCCCAGCAGTAATTGATCAAAACCAATTAATCGGTCAAATTTATATCCAACCAACACGTACAGCTGAATTTATTTCGTTAGATTTTATCTTAATGCCTACAGGAGCTGAATTCCCCGGATAAAAAATAAAATATTTAGATATTTATAATAAAGAATTAAACAACATAAAATGGCAATTTTAGATCAAAATCAAATATTTTTTACAGCGTTTGAACCTAAACAAACAAACCGCTTTGTCCTTTATATGGATGGTGTTCCATCATATTTGGTCAAAGGTGTAAGCGCAATATCTCTATCACAAACCCCAGTTCCACTTAATCATATTAACGTTCAACGTTATGTGAAAGGAAAAACCATTTGGAATACAATTTCATTTACATTGTATGATGCAATTACTCCAAGTGGTGCCCAAGCAGTAATGGAATGGGTACGTTTAGGCCACGAATCAGTAACAGGCCGTGATGGTTACTCAGATTTCTACAAGAAAGATATTACGTTCAACGTTATCGGACCTGTAGGTGATATCGTTTCTGAATGGATTATTAAAGGAGCTGTTATTACAAGTGCTGGGTTTGGCGATTATAGCTGGGATGATGACGGAACTATAGTAGGACTTACTGTTGAAGTACAACCTGACTACTGCGTATTGAATTACTAATATTAGGTTAAACAATAAATAAATAAGAGCTCCAAAGAAATTTGGGGCTTTTATTTTCTTTTAATATATTAGATCTATGAAAAAACTATTTATATTTCTTTTATTGGCCTTTGTAGGATATGGTCAATATTGTCCTGCTTTAGGACCTGATCAAATATTGCCTTGTGGTGTAGGATCAACAACTTTAACCGCAAATTTAAGTCAATGTGGTACAGGCACAAACCCCAATCAAACAACAAATTACGGTGTTTCTAACATACCATATGTTGCTCAAACAAATACAGGCACTCAATTGTTTATGGGTGATGATACTCAACAGGGTCCATTTAATATTGGGTTTACATTTTGTTTCTTTGGACAAACATATACCCAATTTTATGTAGGTTCAAATGGTTGGATTTCATTCTCCCCAGGACAACCTACTACATTTACCTCCCAACCTATTCCAACGAATAATTTTTTAGTACCTAAAAATTGTATTATGGGTCCTTGGCAGGATTGGCATCCTGGTATTGGAGGGCAAATTAGATATCAAACAAGTGGAGTTGCACCTTGTAGAAAGTTAACAGTAAGTTTAATCAAGGCACATTCCATATTGTAATTTATGAATCATCTAACTACATCGAAAACCATATTCAAAACAAACCCCCTTGTTTACAATGGCAAGGTGGAACGGCAACCCAAGGAATTCATAATGCTGCCGGTACTGTAGGAATTGCTGTACCTGGTAGAAACTCAACTGCTTGGATCGCTACAAACGATGCTTGGAGATGGACACCATCAGGACCAGTAGTTACTCCTACTTTAACATGGTATCAAGTTGGAAACCCAAATCCAATTGGAACAGGTCCTACTATTAATGTAACTCCAAATGGACCAACTCAATATACTTGCCATTTAACTTACCCAACTTGTAACGCTGGTTGGTCTACTTGTAATGGAGGTACTGGTTTAGGGCCTGATACTGTGTTAGTTGTTCCTGGCCCACCAATTCCATCATTAGGTCCTATTAATGGATTAGATACAATATGTTATTTAAGCTCATACGAAATGTATGATGTACCTGCAATAGCAGGATACAATTACTTGTGGAGTAGTGTTGCTCCTATTACTTCAGGACAAGGAACCAATATCGTTACAGTAGATTTTAGTTCATTCCCTGCAGGATTTATTCCAGGAGCTATCCAAGTAATCCCAGAAGCTAATGGATGTACTGGATTACCTGTAACTATTGATTTATTTATTTTAAACATTTTACCTACAATTGATCCTATAGGACCATTTTGTGAATACGATGAATTTGTTATTTTAAACGTAAATCCTGTTGGAGGAATCATTAGTGGTGTGGGTATTATAGGTAATGAATTTTTTCCATCAACCGCAGTAGGAACAAATGTTATTAATTATGAATATACATTGAGTGGATGTACTTTTGATACAACAACTACTGTAACAGTATACCCTCAACCAACACTTGATTCAATTTCTCCATACAATCCATTTTATGAAATTTGTGAAGGCGATTCAGTAGTAACTTTATTTACTGCTTTATCTAACTTACCTGGATATAATGAATGGACGTTTATAGGTACAACGTATCAACAAGATGATATATCAATTGCATTCACTAACACAGGAATGTTTCCTTTATCGGTAATACATTATTCAAATGGATGTGCTTCCCCCATTCAAGAAACTACAATTACAGTAGCACGTTGCCCTGAACTATTGTTTTATATTCCAAATACCTTTACCCCAGATGGAAATGAACATAACAATGTTTTTCAGCCTGTATTTACAAATGGATTTGACCCATATGATTTTCATTTAGAAATTTATAATCGTTGGGGAGAATTAATTTATGAATCGTATAACTATGTAGAATATTGGGATGGAACATATAACAATACACCTTGTCCTGTAGGATTGTACACATATAAAATTCAATTTGGTTTTAAAGAAACAGACAATGACCAAGTTATAAGCGGAAATGTTAATCTTATTCGATAGGCCAATATTTATAACCATATGAAACTAGATAGTTTACGTACGTTAGTTAAAGAGGAGCTTAGCAAGCGACTAAATGAGGAATACCAAGACAAGTTCAAAATGGTAGGTATGCTCATTACCAATATTAAGAAACGCCCTCAAAAAGAAATATTTTCCGATATCCGCTCAATCCCAGGTGTTACAGTAGCATCTGTAAAAGAACCAATGGAGTATAGCGAGCAAGATACAGAAAAATTCCAATCTATAATGACTATTAAAGTAGATGGTCACCCATGGATTGCATCTAGCGGGTTCGACCGTTCAAAAATGGAAGATATCCGCAAAGCTATATTAAAAGTAGAAGGAGTATTATCATATAATGTAAATCCTGATAATATTTCTGCTCTTTAATATATGTATATAAGACAATTAAGTTATAACAAATAAAAATTATGGAAGAATTTAAAATCCCAACTGAAAAAATTGAATTGCCTTCAAAAGGTTTAGTTTATCCCCCTGAAAGTCCATTAGCTCAAGGTTATGTTGAAATGAAATACATGACCGCTAAAGAAGAAGATATTCTTCTTAACTCAAACTATATCAAAAACGGTACTGCAATTGATAAATTAATGAAAGCATTAATTGTAACTCCAATTAATTACGATGATTTGATTGTGGGAGATAAAAATGCAGTCATGGTTGCTTCTCGTATTTTGGGATATGGAAGTGAATATATTTAAGCTACTTCAACATCGCGATGAAAGTAATATTAACCGTGAATTAGAAGGCCTTAAAAAAATTAACAAGGATAATTCGCCTGAATTGTCTACTCGTTTAAAATATATGATTACTTCTGTTGCTGGAAATCGAGAGACTAAAGTAATTCGAGAGTTTGTAGATAAACATTTATTAGCTCGAGATGCTAAGTCATTAAGATCTCATATTAAGAATTTCCAACCAGATGTAGATCTAACTTTTTTTCCCTCCGGAGATTCGGATAGAGTCAATATCCCAATTGGGATTAAGTTTTTTTGGCCTGACCTCGATTGATCAAGCGGCTAAAGCAAAATTAGCCATTTACAAACAAATACACCAAATTTGCTTTTTTGGAAAAGGAGGATATAGCTGGCCTGTTGTATATGACATGCCAGTTTATCTTCGTCGTTTTGTTTTTGAAGAAATGAGACAATTTTACGAAGAAGAAAAATCAGCAAATGAAAAAGCAATGAAAAAAACTTCACGTGCCGGAAGATCTTCTGAAACCCAAACTTTTGATATGAACGCCCCTAAAGGTAAAGCCCCTGTCAAGTATCAATAAAAGCTTGCATCCTTAATATTTATAATAAAATATCTAGTATATGGCTGCTAATGATGATGCTAAAGAATTAAAAAGTCTTGTTGAACAATGGAAAAGTGTTACTAAACAACTTAATAATGAGTTAAAGGAAACTAAAACCCTTGCAGCAGAGTCAATGAGTCCTTTTGAATCATTAATTGGGATTTTTGATGAACTCGAAAAACATAAATCTAGAGAAAACCAATTAAGTTCTGATCAATTAAAA